CACGACGATAGACAGCTTTAAGTTCTGCTAAGGATACCTTGCGTTTAACGTTCTTCTTGGCGTTGTGCTCTTTAACTTTGTTCTTTAAAGCTTGTGTAACCTTCTCACTGAACGTAATACCTTTACCATCTTTGGCACTACCAGCAGGGTTTTTATCGCTTCCAGAACGTCTCTCAGAAGGTTTAGCGGGAGTGGATGAAGCATCACCCTTAGCTTTATTAGCTAATGTGAAACTAGACATCCTAACGTTTTCATCTTTGTTAATTTTCTTTGCTTCAGAGATAGCAATGGGAATGGCTTCCCCTTCTTTCATGTTCTCTTTTAGCAATCTATTAAATATTTTAACGAACTCTTTCTTTTGATCAAGAGAGAGATCTTTTATAGCAGGGATACTATTTTCTGCCTCTGCTACAGTGGTGTAAGGCATGATTGTTCCTTATTAATAATATAATTATATCAGCAATTAAAATCTATTGCAAATCCATTTCAGATAACTCATCGCTATTTAAATAACGTTTAGAGTCATTGGTCTTCCAATACCAACCTTCAGAATCGAATTTAAGAGTCTCTTTTGATTTATTTTCAAGGTTATTGTCTCCTCCAAAACCTACAGTGTTAGTAGAAGTTCCTTCACCTGCAGTTTTCATTCCATCTCCTGCTCTCGATTGCCCTTTACTTCCCATTTCAGAAAGTTCTTGAAGTTCTTCTTCAGAGAGTTCTTGCAAGTGTTCTGTGTCATAACCAAGCTTTTCGTAAGTTTCTATCCACACTTCTTTAGTGCCTAAGAAAGCATTAACACTCTTAACACGTTGCACCATTTTACTTACTTCTTCAAGACTAACAGGCTCTATATCACCAGCTTTAAATCTAGGCATGTCTTTGTGAGATAAACGTATGCCACAAAGATTAAGAAGTTGCGGGATAAGATCTTTATTCACACTCTCTTCAATGATATTGATAATACGATTAACAAAGTACAAATGAATTGCATTCTGACCTTCTAACTGGTTATACCCACCCTTGCTTTCATTTGAAATAAGGTTTAACGCACCAAAAGATTGATAGATAGATTCTCTACACTTATCGATTGCATTTTGTAAATCAAAGTTTTTACCAGATCCATCAATACCTACAAACTTAAGATTATACTCTTTACCCTGACCATTATCTGTAAAAGGATCACTAGGCATGATCATCATGTTTTGTTCACCAGCGTGCATAGCAGCAACATCTTCACACATTTGAGTAACAAGCATGGCTTCTGGGCTAGTAGGATCTGTGTTTGCTCTATCAAGAATATCTTTTGGGATTTCTAAAAGAGGCATACCAGCCATGTCCTTACTAATGCCAACACTGAGGTATCGCTGATAGAACTGCTTTTGTTTCCAGCTTTCCCACACTTGCTCAAGAGGACTTGTTCCCATTGGATTACTATCTGTAGAGTTGATCCCCATTAACATAAATTTATTACGAGCAATATTTATTGTTCTAGCAGGAGGTTCCCAATTCCTTAAAGCGTGTGTACTATTTAAAAACCAACTGGCATTTTGACGTAATCCTATTATATCCCTACCTTCATTACCAATAATAAAAGGTTCGGAGATATCTAAAGATCTCTGAGGTATCATGCTTAATTTATCAATAAACCATAAATCTTCATGAGCAACACCTTCAGGAAGTGGTCCTAAATATTCTTTATCGCTTTGAGGTTTTCTGTAGTTCTTCTCAATAACACTAAATCCAAATTGATTGAATGTGGCAGCGTTACGAGCAAAACTTCTTACAGTCATATCTCTCATGTTATCAAGAGAATGTCTTACAATAGCTGCAGCAGCAATACTATCTTTAGAGCTATTATTATTTTTAATATGGTATTTCTTGAAAGCATTTTCAACTAAAGCATATGTAGCGTTAAGAACACCACCAACAGCTTCATCACGAGAATACATTTCATGAAAGACTTCTATATTTGTTGGAAAACGTAACTCATAAGGTTTTAACCCTTCTGTCCACTTTCTTGTTGCATAAATAGCGTTTGTGGCAGCAGGACGTTTCCTCATTCGTCTGTTTTTAGGAAGGATAACATCTAGACTTTTATTAATGTCATTATTATTGTTATTGTTTTTGTTATTCCTTTTCTTTTTGTTTCGTCTTGCAGGATGCATTACTAATTCCTTTCGAAAAGAATCTCTTTAAAAGAGCATTATTATTTGACAGGCATATCAACACATTGTTATTATTATTAAGAGTTGAGAAGCCCTTTCGGGCCTCTGTCGGAAGGTATTACAATATTCTTGTAATAAGTTATTGTAACATATTAAGGAATTTTAAACAAGATTCTAAGATCCTGTGGAGGATTTGAATTGTGCATAAGGGGTGTTTCTGCTTGCAACTCTTGGCATTGAGAATGCTTTGTGTACTTTTTTCTTTTGTAAATATATAACACCATCACTACACACATCCACCCAGTCATCTTTTATAGTTCCTGTAGATCTCCAAGTACCATCAGGTTCAGGGTCAAATTTCTCTAATTCACTAAGGAATGCATGTAATGTAGCTTTATTTCCGAATGTTTCTGGTAAAATGTAGATTTGTCCTTGTTCCGCTTCTGCACAAAAAGTAGAAAATCTTTTAGCCTTACCACCCTTTTGAGTACCAGCTTTAGCTCCTGCAACTTTATAACCAGCGTCTTTGAACATAGCTCTTAACTGTTCATATTCACCAGCACCAGCACCTGCTTCTTCTGGAATTATAATAGTGCAATCTTCTCCATCTAAGTAAGCTTGTCGAAGCATCCATTCATTCCTAACTCCTATGTTTTTTCTGAACCTTCCATAAATAATATCCTCTCCTTCTTTAAAATTATCATGAAGGTCTTTATGGTAATCACCTACCAAGTAAATATTACAAAGAGAGTCTTTGTACATCTTCACGGATGCCGTGTAGTCAGGATACATGTTCTTTTCTGACGGTTCTCTGTATGCCTTATCCCATATTCGGATACATTGAGCATCCTCTGGTATAGTGGGTGTTGGTTCGTTGAGTTTTAAACCTTTAAGCATATCCCTATTAAACATTGTAGAGTTTTTAGGGGCAGCAAACCAGTTACCAAATAATTGGGTTTGTCTTTCATGCTCTGGTAAACCATTAAGCTCTGATATGTAAGTGGGGTTCATTTTCATACCGATTTCGTTATCGAATATGTTAAAGAAGTAGAAAACAAACTTCTTGGGTCTTACATAATTACGTTCACCAGTTTCTAAGTTTACTATGGGATAAACTAAATCATAATGATTCTTTTTAAAAAACTCTTCATCAGGTCCAAACACAGGCTTACCATCTACAATTAAGTAGTGTCTTATCTTACCACACTTATCTTGGTCAGGGAATCCTGTTTCAGGGTCAAGATACCATTCCACAAAATCCATGCACCATGAATCCCTGTCAGGGTTAAGAGTTCCTATCATGAAAGAGTTCATATCTGCTTCTGAACGAAGACAGGTTTGAAGCATTTTTACCTGATTCCACGTAAACTGATTTATTTCATCGAAAATTACTGCAGAATAACCTTTACCACGGTGACTTTCTTCTTCCCCCTCATGGTACATGTGTCTGTAAAAGGTTTTAGCTCCACTAGGAAATGTCCAGTATTTGTCTGATCTATTAGCTTTTGCATCAAAAAATCCGTACTGATTTTCAGCCTTCTCCCACAACGAGTTTGCACCCATTATTTCATCATATTTTCTACGAAACTTAATACTACGGTACTTAGGATCGTGTGCAAATAAGAGATCTACCATAGAAATGATTTCACTTTTCAATACCTTCACACAAGTTCGTTAAGTTTGTGCAGTTCTCTTATGAACTTCTCCGTGTTGCCACGGAAGTTGAGACTATATCTTCTACTATTATTACAGTAGCCAACCTGTTTCGATTTAAAGCTTTCGCTACCACTTGGCTCTACGATGCTTCTCTACATTCACATCTAGTCGTTAGGCTTTTACAAGACGTTAGTCTTGATTTAGCACGGTAGGTTATCCCAGTAGGACTTTCCCCGTTTAAGGTTGGATGGGCAAAATATCACCCCCGAAACGACTACCACCTACCATGTAGAAGTCAGCTTCTTGTCTAGCGATCATTTTAAATAGTTCTTCTTGCCTTCCTTTTTGAGGTCTTACATCCTCTTTACATTTATAACTCACTACACCTCTCTTTAAATATTTCAAGAGCCTCTGGTTGTCTTTGTCCACTACAGAACCTAGAAATCATAGACTCAGATATGTTATACTTTGATGATAAGACTTTTAAACTCTTTCCATCTATCATCCTCTCTTTAATAATCTCTACTACAGTGTTTACACACAACTTGGTTACAGGGTGTTTTCTTTTATTAAAATCCCCTAACTTAAAACCTGTTATGCTGGATAATCTTCTTCCAGAAAGACCTTCCCATAACGTATCTACAGATTTAGCAGTTATGCCTAAATTTTCACAAATGGCTTTATACTCTAATCCACTGTTATACAAGAAACCAATATAATACCACTCGTATTTTGTCAATGCACTCAGTGGTTTACCTAGCATAGCT